ATCAATAAACAACTCTGGCATATAATCTCTGTCTAGAGTTCTAAATACTACCAATGGCATTGTCAGTGTAATTTGTTTCAACATGTTACTAAATTTACGGCCGTCTTCTGTGTCTATTTTTAAAGCTGCACCGGTGTGTTTTGAAGCTAATTTCGCCAGATCAAAATCCGTTCTTAATAATTCACTATGTTCAGTCAAGGATACTCTCAACGAAAGAATGAGGTGAGCATGACTCCAATGAATGAATCTAGTACTACCGATAGTTAATAGATGATTAAACATCATTAATTGTTCACCGGACAGAGCCGTATACTTTTGATTAAAGTATTTGTCTTCTTCAGTATAACTGGAATCAGGAATGGGCCATATTAACTGTGTGAATCTCAAGTAATCTTTCGTTGGAAGATTCTTTGTAGACTGAGAATTGACAAAACCCAGGATCGAATCCATTTCTCCCCCTCGTTTTTAATGGACTAAAATAATAAAAATAGAATGTCAATATTAACATTCTATTATTCGTAAAGAACAAAATGAAGTAATCTTATTTTGGAAATAGCCTCTGGAAGTTATTACAGTCGATATCCTTGTGGGATTGAAATATTTTGTCTTTACATTCTTGACTACACCAACCTAAATACCGAATTTAGGCTATAGGCAATATTATTTTGGGAATAACCTCTGGAAGTTATTGCAGTCGATATCCTCGTGGGATTGAAATATTTTGTCTTTACATTCTTGACTACACCAATTTACTGGACATTTATCACAGACAAAAGCTTTGTTAGATTGTTTTCCACAAGAAGCACAATTGTTAAACAAATCTCTTTTACAGTGTTTCTTATGAATAGGCCAAGCCTTCTTTTGACAGTCGGCGTTACAGAAATAAATATGTTTACATCCGGTACATCTATTTGTAGCAGATTTATTGTCACAATATAAACACCATGTATCGTACGTTGGGACAAAATTTTTACCTTTGCTATCTCCATATACCCGCTTGAAATTGGTATTTGTTGGATTTTTATGATATAAATCCATCTTGTAAGCAAAGTTATTATCAGTATTATAACAATTATCTTCCACGGCCTTCAACAAAACCTCAGCTGCTTTATAGTCCATTCCAATTTTCTGTCTATTTTTGTTACTTCCGATTTTAAATGTTATAATATCAGTTTTGCAATATATATATATATATATATTAAATAGGTGATACCTACCAAATTTTTAGTTTTACCTTTTGTTTCACTATATTGTTTTGCGGGTTGGATCGTTTTTATTTATTCAATAGGCGATACCTATTGAATCTTAGTTTTGCCCCATTATATTGTTACTTCCGATTTCAAATGTTTTGCAATATATGAAAGTTATTCAATAGGCGATACCTATTGAATCTTAGTTTTAGTTTTGCCTTTTGTTTCACTATATTGTTTATTCTCATTGTTTTACGGGTTGGATCATTTTTATTTTGAGGGATTGCCCAAATAGATAACATCTCCAGTTTCGAATGCACTATTAAGGAAGATATTTACTGCAATATTTCTATCAGTGATGTCTGGAAATTTGGCCTTCAAATGTGGAATATGCTCTAACATATGAGTTATTAGATCATTATGACTCTTAGGAAATAAATATTCATCGTCTCCAATCTTCTTTACATGCACTGTAGCTTTGTCTTTTTCATTATTAACTGAATTTACTGTCAATGTAGCTAGAGATTCTTGTAATTGTCTCATCACCAAATAATATTCATTGTCCCCAAAAATTGATTCTACGAATGCTATTCTTTCCATTGTCTGTTGTAGTGTGGCTGCAGCGCCGTCAGATAAAAATACATTTCCCAACGCCGCTTCACATGTCTTACAGTTTGGCTTGTCACAAGTTCCTTTGATGGATAGTTCTCTGATCATATCTACAGCATTTGCTTGCGTGTTTTTCTTCAAATTGTTCAAATATGGACTATTAGCTTTCTTAAACCTCTTTCCTGTGATTGTCGCATTTATTTGAATTGGTCCTTCATTATTCTCCTGAGTGTCAATAGCAGGAGACACAGATTTCAATGTAGCCATCGTACCATTCAATTGTCTAATTTCAGCTTTTAAAGCGTCAACCTCATTTGACTCGGCTATTTTGTTTTTGATGGCTATATTTGTAATCGTCGAGTTGTTTCCTGTTCGTCTTCCTCTCAGAGCACTCAATTTTTCCTTTAATTTTCTAGCTTCACGAGTTTCCTGTCTGCTGTCGATTTTATTTGATTCTACTTTGCTGTCGATTTTATTTGTTACGGATTCTGGCTCTTTGTTTGTTATGGAAACCTTATTTACCACGGAGGTTTTGGGACTCCTCTTCTTTTTCTTTCTCTTGCCATTTGAAGATTTAGGGATAGATACAGTCTCGGTCAAAAGAACAGGCTCGATTTCTTCTAACTCAATGCTTTCCAACATAATCTCTTCTAGCATATTATCTATCTTCGCTAATACTCCATTGTCTATTTCTGTCATATCTGGTTTTGTCATGTCGATTTCAACCCGATTTTCTATCAGTTCATCTTGATTTTCTATACATGCTTCTAACGGAACATCTTCTTCGCTGCTAATAATGCCAGAATCGTTAGAATTATCAGCACTAACGGATGCTGATGTGTTGTTCGAATATGCGGAATCAGTAAATGTCGATTCGGAAATGCTACTACAAATATCTAGATATGATTGATCAACTAGGGTTTTGTCAATATTTTCTATTTGGCCGATGTTGGTTTCTGATTCCATAGCTATACCGCTACAAATATCTAAATATGTTTGATTGATATTATGAGATGAGTGGTTATTATCAAATGTATTGACGGTAGACTCTGATTCCATAGCTATGCCTAAAATATCGCATAATCTAGATATCTTCCTCTCTGATTTTGGCTGCCCTAAATTATCAGATAATATATCTCTTGCGCTATGATGATATGCTTTGTTCTGTTCTTCATATTCCGATGCCCCCGGTTGATTTCCATTTGTTAACAGCCAATATTTTGATGGTAGACCGTAAACCAACGGATGATATATTTTGTATGATACAACCGCGTCGTTTGCGGCGTAGATATATTGATTATCGGTTGGTCTTATGTAACTTCCTAGATCTTTAGGATTTGCTTTGAATCCATCCACATACTTTGCTGCTAATTTCTCTAGACTCAATAGTTTCTCACCTAACGTTCTTGCTATGCTCTGTAGATCAATAACGCCGTTTATGTTGAACTTAGCTTTGATAAGCTTCGCGAGATCAGTGTTTAGTCTTGATTTCTGAACATATTTTCTTATTTTATGCACATCTCCATCAATATCTGCACCTACTTTGATTCTATCTTTTGAATTCAAGAATTTTATGAACATATTTTCCTCCCTGAAAACTAATGCCGTTATATCAAATATATAAACTATCGATCCATTGTATATTTGTATTATCCTGAGTTCTCCTGTATGACAATCGCTTTCAGTATCAAATCCATACAAACCATGCGTGAACGTCAAACAAACTATATCGACATATTCGGTAGGAACGATTATTATAGGGGTGCCGTCGTAAGCGAAATGTCTAGCGTTGAGATCTCCAAGCTTCAATTCAGAAATAGTAGATGTGTCTTTGGAAATAGAAGAAATTCTGGAATCCGAGAATTTAGTTGGTCTCGAATTGTTATCGTCAAATTTGAACGGAACGAGAGTAGGTTCAGAACAAAAAGCTGGTCTTCTGTGGGTAGATTTGGTATTTGATTCTTCTATTACCATTTGTTTTTGCCATGCGTTTGGCCTAGGTAATATATTTATATCTGATTTTGTTTCTGACCTGCCTATACCCAAGCTGCCTATTTCTGATTTAGTTGAAGTCTCTTTGACGCGTTGGTCTATTCCAATATAAACTTTCTTTTGAGGTAACTCCGACATTTTGGGTTTAGATGTATTCGGTAATCTGACTTCTTTTGGCATAGCTTCTGGTTCTAGAGTATTGCTGTTTAGCGGATTCATATCATACAACTCTTTCATGGTCCACTTTATTTTAGGCTTCATTTCTGTTTGTTTTTCTAGTCTCGTATCTGTTTCTCGTCTCTGATGTTTTTCCGGCTTTTGTTCTAAGAATTTCTTATCTGCAGCTTTTATTTCATGGGATTCTATTTTGCCATAATTCACATTATTTGTCAAAATCGAAGTTGGGACAATTTTTGTTACAGGAATCATAGGTTTAGACTCTGGCTTAAGAGAGTGTCTCATGGCACAATCTCTCGGTGTTCCTGAATTTTGCTTCGAACACTTTTTCATTTCTGCCGATTGATTTCTTGAGATTTCAATTTCAGGACTGATAGGTTTAAATTCTGGTTTGAGTGTTTGTTTCATGCTAGAAATTAAATGTGAGCATTGTTTTGTTTCTACCGAATCGTTTATTAAAATTTCAGAGTCGATATGTCTAAAATCTGGCTTGAGTGGCTGTTTTGTTCCATAACTATAACAACCGTAGGTGTTATCTCTTTTCATCGTCACTTTGCTCATCCTCTTTTTCTTTAGTTTCTTTTCGTTCCCTTTTAACTACGCCAAATTGGACCTATTAGGTAGTTATCCACCAAAGATCTTTGATCTTTTATTTTTAAATTCATTTATTTAAAAATTCTCTTTTGAATGTAACCATATAGCTATAAACACAAAGGTAGCTTATTTTTGTTATCCAAGTTACATATGAATCCAGTTTACGTGTAGCTATCGTACAATTATTATTCATTTGGATAATAATCATTTGTTATTTATTTCATGTAAATGTAATCATATAGCTATAAAGACAAAGGTAGCTTATTTTGAATGAAACTTTGAGGTGGATTCTAATTGCTCGTTCTTGTTGTACAATTATTACTTTCTGGGGTAATAATTATTTTTGTGCGGTTCATTCAGTCTTTTCGTCTTGGTACCAACCACTAGCTTTGCAACACTCATCGAAGATCTTTTCCCAAAACATAACTTTAGCTTTTTCGAGAATATCTGATGGAACATCACTATATGCTGGATAGACTTTCTCTTTGCCTCCAGACCATGTAAAATATACTTCTTTGTCATCCACTTCAAAGTTAAGTGTACAAATATTAGAGACACTTCTAATTATGTCATATGTGAGAAATCTAGTTTCTTTATGCGTGGGAAGAAAATAAGGCTCGCCGCCTCGCTTCCACAAGATATTTACCATATGAGTTATTTGATTATTCTTGGCATTTCCAAGAACGATTATCAACCACTCCTTTCGAATTATATCGAATCTTTCCTTGGTGTCAGTATTCACATTAGAGAAGGTTTCATCGTCATTTACTTTTCTCATGAGAATAAACGATCCATCTTGAATTGCGATCTCGCTTTTGTCTTCTATATTTGATTTGGTATCCATCTTAGTTTTTTGATCTCAGATAAAATAAATTACACTTTCGTTTTTGTTTGATTTTCAGAGAACATACTTTCAGAGAGTATATTTGTCCAAGCCAAAGATTAATCTGTCATGCGGTCTTTTATGTCGACACATTCACTTATTGTAAACTCATGATATAAAATCATACTTATCAGATCCAAAGATTAATCTGTCATGCAGTCTTTTATGTCGACACATTCACTTATTGTAAACTCATATAGCCGTTATTTTGTTTTTGTTTGATTTTCAGAGAATATACTTATCCAAGCCAAAGATTAATCTGTCATGCGGTAAAAAGTCCTTTATGTCGACACATTCACCTATTGTAGATCCAGGCAATGACCTCTCTGTACTTCTCCATCTAAATTCATCCATATTGCATCCCTTGTAAGTTCTCTTACCCCAGTTTCCTGCTTTTCCAGTTTTGATTGCTTCAGTTAATTCCTTATATTTTTGCGATGAATACCAATCTTTGCCGACCGGTCTCAATGAAACAGGAATGAACACTACGGGGTTATTATTTAGTATTTCTCCATTCCACATAATAGCTTTGTTGGCTGCTGTCATGTAAGGAATTCTACAGTCAAACACTAATAAATCTCCTGGTTTCATCTCTACCTTTTTCCATTCTAAAGGTTTGAATTCATAATCTGGACGATTTGGTCCACTAGGAAGAGATTCGGTCGTAAAATTAAATCCGTCAGTTGATCGTTTCTTGAACTTGGGATAATCAAATTTAGACTCATGAATTCTTCTTAGTTCATCGTTTATTCCATTTATATCCAGATTTTCTAATAGACTAACCTCGATGTTTTTCTTCTGTTTGTTTATAGGATATTTGCCAGAAGGTCTAATGATATCTTTAATATCTTCAAAATGAACATCAAAGTTTTCGAGAAGATAAATAGACCCATCCATGTCATTATCGGCAGTGATCTTATGATGATTTACAGGCAAAGGCTTATTGACATCAGAACTATTTGAAGACACGCATACAAAACAAACGTAGTGAAAAGGATTAACAACTGAGGTTGCCGCTTGTAGCGGTTCGAAAATATGACAATCTAATATGGGTAATGACTTTTCTGACATGACTGGCTTGTATATCAAATAATCTAGACTGTTAGTGAAAGCTAATTTGTTGTTAGCATAAAAATCGGAAAGAATATTGAATATATCTCTGTTTCTTCGAATGTAGTCTCTGATGTATTTGGAGACATACATCGATGTTTTCCCAGATTTCTTTAGTAATTTAGATTCTCTGGAATTACCATTTCGCCTCAAAACGTTATCGGAAATTCCTAGTTCTTTTCTGGCCAAAGTATCAGTTATCAATCGAGTAGAATTCACACCATACTTGCTGATAAGATCTTTTGCGTGATTTTCAAAAGCAAAATAACAGATCTCGATGGTAGTGTTAGCAAATACATAACTAGATGTTTGGGTATCTATCACAACAGAATATAGTCTGTAGCCTTTTCCTTGTTGGAATAGAAAAGATTTCTTTGTAACACCGTTTGTTGGTGGCGATGAGTTCTCCATCTAGTTATGTATTTGCGATTTAAAGTGTTGATCTAAGACCTTTAAGGAGATTCTAGTTCTGCGTTTGGCGATTTTTTCTTATTTTCGTCTAAATTTAAATAATTCAATTTTTGCCGATTTTTTTATTTTCAAAAAACTCCCAAAGCCAGAGATACAAATATAATATCGAGTTCAAAATAAAAAGTCTGGCGGACTAAAAAAAGACGAATAAAAATGGAGGTACCTAGAACCAGTAGATCAAAAGAAATCGAGAGATTTTTATTGGCCAACGGGGCATCACTATTTGTCAACAACTACCTGAACAGATTTTATTCTAATATCGATAGTAATGATGAAAACAATAGAATCAAAATAATAATAGCTCCTATTGATGTTGCCATAGACAGATTGGTTAAAGTTGCGAATCTGTCTATAGAACAAATTGCGAATATAAATCCAGGACTTGATATACTAGCAAATCATATTTCTATTGATAAACCCAATATGGCAAGTCCACTTTTCTGTACAGCAACAAACGGAAGAAAATTATTTAATAAGTTAATGGACACGGCCTCCGTGCTAAATAGATTGATAACACCTGATTTGTATGTTTTGGTAATAAATGGTGTTATTTATCTGGATAACCAACTAGGTGACCTCAAAAATTATAGTGGAGATCTTGGAAATGAAACCCGCGGAAACGTCAATCTCGAAAAAGAAGAAACTACCCTAGATCTACTAAATAGATTATTTAACACTGATCCTAGATTAATGAGAACTAAACCTACAAAAGAATATCATGTCGACCAACAAAAACTTCAAGAATGGAAATCGTTGGCGGAACCGTATTTAGTAGATCAAATGCGATATGTAGAATATCATTTCAATGATTGGTTAGCATCGCTAGCTCAAGCCATAGATTTACTCATTTCCGAAATGAATCGTTCAGACTGCGATTTTCTGATATCTAACGGAAAAATAGAAGACGGGGAACAGAGTTCTAGTGAATTGTGGATGAATTATATCTTCAACAACGTCATGCAGCATAGGGGTTATATTATAGAAACATATGATGATTATTGGAACAGAATTAAGAAAAATGACAATATATCGAGATGTATAAACATCGTCATTCTGGATGATTTTATTAGGACGGGTATGCATATAACTCAGAGAATTTTAAGAACTCCGAGACTGAAAGACTTATTAAAAGATCCAACTGTGAATATTTATATAGTATCTCCTATTATAGTCACGCCTGAGTTCTTCAGAGAAAATTTTGTAGCTATAGTTGGCGATTCCATCTATGAAAATGATAATGATACACAAGAACAAAGAGATTATGTTCAACTTTTAACTTCGGCATTTACAACAAGAACCCATTTTCTGACGGGTATAGTATACGACATCGACAAATATCCTTACATCGTATTAGATCATAACGGCTCAGACAAATACGAGTCTGAAATTTCGAGAGGATTTATTGGTATTAAAAATGGAAGATCTCTATTCATGGGTTCTCTACTCGAAGGTGCCGATCCGAATAATCCATACAGATATCCTCCGCCATTGTATCATTTAGAATTTGGAGATGGAACTTTACCACTAGCTAAGGTTCCATATTAAAACATGGGCCTGGGGGATGATCATATAATACTAATAGAGTATTACATCATGTATTTTAATTTCATTGAAGTTATGGTTGTCTCAATATATCAGCCAACGTATTTCCGACTTCATCTCTATTCCGGAGATTATCTATCATAACAGCACTAGCGAAATATCCTAGTGTAATTTATAAATAACCCAGTCAACACATATAATACCACATCTAGTATTATATTGTATTTTAATTTCATTGAAGTTATGGTTGTCTCAATATATCAGCCAACGTATTTCCGACTTCATCTCTATTTTGGAAATTATCTATTTCTATCATAACAGCATTGGCAAAATCTCTTAGTGCCAATCCAGGACTAGATCTATTTACATTAATTCGAGTTGTTGTGGATAAAATGTTATCAGCTAAGAGTTGATAATCTGGAGATCTCAATTTAGTAAATATTCCCCGGTCTATGCCGTAGTCCTCAGCAAATATATAAAAATCTTCTAGCCTTCTATTTGTTTCCCTTTCATAATATGATTCGTGGTTAGAAGGATTGCTATTGAAAATTCTGTCAATGCCTTTTGAGACTGAGGCTGGTTTGCTCGGTAGTTGAGCTCTTTCTATCATATCTAGTTTTTGTTGTATTTCCACCAATACCTCGTCAGGAATTGGAGCTCCCATACCACCTGATGGATTTGGAGCCCATCTATTTATCCCGGTTTGCAATAGTTCCTCGAAGTTTTCAGAGGTAAAACACCAAGTACTCTGACCATCAGAATAAGTAATTCTATCTATTGCTGGATAGTCTTCTATGGGTCTAAATAATGTGTCGTTATTTGCACAAATCGGAGCTTCCATTGCTGCAGCAGGAGGACTAGCAGGAACAGCAGCTGAAGTAGGACCAGTAATACCCGAATTAGAAGGAGAAGTTGCTTGTTGTTGCAATTCGTCTATCGTCATATTTCCTATTGCCGGTAAATTTCTATTTTCCACGAGAGTTTTTCTGCCAGAAACTATATCAGCGGCACTTGTTGTAGATGCTAGTATCATATTTCTATTGACAGTAAAAGATGCTTGTTTCAAAGACGCTGGATTTCCTTTTGACATAGCCTCAAATGTATCGCAAATTTCTTTCTTGCTTGCTCCTATGGGAACTCCAACTTCTCTAGCCATTTCTTTCAAATCAGGATTTACATCTCCAGACTCTAGTTTGCATACCGATTTCCATGCAGGAGTGGAATATTCTTTTCTTACTGCTGCTAGCGTAGGCTTTGAAAAATTCAATTCTTGTAGTTGCTCGCTGTCAAGACCGTAACCTTCTTTCACATAAGATACAGTCATATGATTTAATAATTGACATTGTAACGGATATTTTCCACAAACCGCCTTTGCCGATCTTATGGTTTGGCTTCTTATACTATATTCTGGAATTACTCCTACATCTAAAAGAGCTTCTAATGCAGCTTGATTGTAATAAGTGATACACCAATCGAACATTATTATTTCTAGCTTTTTGGCACTGGCTCTTCTATCATCACCATATCTACCGGTGTTGTCATTTTCTATTCCGATAATTCCCAATTCTTGCATCCTTGGGATAATAAGTTTCAACGCTTCTGCATCTTGAAACTTAAACATATCTTGTAGCTTCTCCATATCACCATAAATATCAGTCAATGTCAATACGTCAACAAGATCTAAGAATTCTGCATATTTAATTATTCTGTTATTTCTCTCTGGATTTACTCCGTACGCAGTTTGGAGACTCCCTTTCCATTGTTCAAAGTATTTTATCTCATCTGCAAATATAGCTCCTAAAACGTCATCAGTTTGAATAGCTCCATAGACTGACTCAAAAAAATCTGGATGATTATTTGCGAATTTAGTAGCATTAATTCCTAGTTTTGTCAGCAAAGCTGCATTTGTAATTTGAGAATCGGAAACTAATCCTTTAATTGCCATCATAGACAACAAGTCGAGAGCTGCTCGCTGTTTCTCTTGGAATCTATCTTCTATTTGTTCATTTGTAGTATTTTCATCATAATCTCCATAAGTACTAAGATCCCCAGCCATGCTCTCTTCCAATGATCTAGGAGTAATATCCCACAATCGTTTAGCTATATGTATTGGAATATCAGCCATTTGCTCTCCGAACTGAAATTGAGCTTTGATGTAAGTATTTGGATTTGCTCCATATCGTAATGCCAATCCAGCATATCTAGTATAAATGTTATCAACTTCTAGACTCATTATGGATGATACGATAAATAACTCATTTGGATCTATCTTTTTACTAATCAGTGCCAATCTGAATGTAGAGAAACATTCAGGGCTAGCTGAATTGAACATCAAAGCATTTTTCATGCTCTTAGGTTCGAAATCTGTATTTTTTGATATGGAATTTTGAAGTCTCATGAATGCAGTGCTACTTGGTCCCGCCATGGCTTCTTTATATTTGTTATCTCTTATCTTTTAATATCGGCGTCCTCGTGTTTTTATATGTGAGTTTTTTGATATTTCCATTTTTTTACGTTTCAAAACAAAAATACAGGCTTAAGCGTAAATATTATTAAAATAAAAGATAAAATATTTACGATGATTGTGCAAAAAGGCGTATATAATCCATTTCTAAAAAGTAAACAAGCGGCGACCCAGCCAGCAACACAGCAAAATGCTCAGCCAGCTAAAATATTAAATCCAGGAACTGGTAATATAAATGTTGTACAATCAACACCTATGCCAATAGCAAAAACTATAAGAAGACCTGAACCTAAACCTCAAGAAATTAAAACTATCGCTGATTTCACCTTTGCTCCCATAGAAATAAAATGGTCTTATGATTTCGATATTCTGAGAGCAAACGATAGTGTACTGGAATATTTGAAGGAAAAGAGAGAAAAAGAAAAAGTACTGGCTCAAACTATAGAATCGTTTAGAAATTTTAGAAAACCTAACATCACCACAGACGAAATCTCAGCTATAAAGATTAAAATATCTAGCCTAGAGAGGGAACTTGCAATCTTGAAAAAGATATCTACGCTCGATTACAAACTAAAAACTGCTAAATTGTTAGGGGAATACAAACAATTACAAATGACGGCTCCCAGGATATTTGGCCAAAAAGAAAAATTGAACGGTATAAGATCTTCGAGGAAAACAGAGTTGGTAGAAGAATATTTATCTATAGCCAGAGAATATTGTCCGATGACAATAACAAGAGATATCAAATCTGCAGCTTTGTGTTCAGTATGTAATGGTATAATAGTTGATGGAGGAGAACAATATATATGTAGTGATTGCGATAGTGTACAGAAAAAGATAGAATATATGCCAGAAGGAGGAGACTTTGAAAATACTAACGCAAAGAAAAGCAATTACGAAACGGGAATTAATTTTGGAGACATTGTCTTACAATTTCAAGGTACTTATCCAGTTAACATACCTGAAAGAGTTATGGAGGCAATAAGAGGTGCCGTAGCACAATATCAAGATTTTGATATAAAGCGACTAACGAGAACAGATTTGGTTACAATCATGAAAGGATTGGGATTAGGCGCATATTATAAACATCTCCATAGAATCTGGATTGATCTCACAGGAAATAAACCAGGCGATATAACTCCTTATGTACCATCTGTAAACAAACGCGGAGAATTATTAGCTGCCATTTATAATGAAATAAAACCGGAAGACAGATCTAATTTCATTCATGGCATACATTTATTATGGTTGTTTCTCAGAAATGAAGGTTACAACCCTGATATGGAGGATTTTGTCTTGCTGAAGAGCAGAGATACCGAACTCACCAATCTAGATATTCTAAAACTTGGATTTGAAAAACTAAATATCTCCCACGAAGATATCAAATGGGAGATATTTCAGCTTCCATAGTTTTATATGTTAGTTAGGTCTCTTTCAGACGCTACTAATCAATCTATACCTATTATGGTATAGATTATAAAAAAATTATAAAATTATTAGGAAAAATGGTCTAGAATTTTTTGGCTATTATCGCGGAAAAATCGACATTTTTATTTCTTCGATCATGAAACAAAATCAAGCGTGCTTGATCCTTCAAACTTTTTTGACTTTTTGTCCCTGGTCTTCTCTGACCTTCTTCCCTATTTGAACCCTTTTGCCTTACACCATGGTCGAGTGTGTTTACGTCGATCCCTACGCGCCGATCGAGTATGATCGCTACGACATCAACCCCTCCAGCATCAAGAGCAAGAAGTTCTTCGACGCCAAGTCTGGCAAGGACTCGTTCTACTTCACGGGCGTCCTGACGTACCGAGATCCTAAGGACAACATGCCAAAGCCTCCGTTTTTCCTTGTGGAGGGCGATTCCTACGGAGTTCAGAAGGGCGGAGGCCAAGCCAAGGACAACAAAGCTGGCGATGCTGCTCTGGGAGGAGGAGTTCCTGGCATGATTCCTCTTGGAGGTGGCTTTCCTCAAATGGCTGGAATGCCAGGACAGCAGCCACAATACGGACAACCTCAACAGCAAGGTCAACAAGGACAGGCTGGTCCAGACGGAGAGGGAAAGGACAAGCTGCAGATCGCTATTCAGCTGTCAGAGAAACCCGCAGAGAAGGATTGGACTCCGAGGGAGAGAGCGATCATCGAGTTCATCGATACCACGATTCGACGAATCATCTGCCATGTGCTTTGCAGACAGGTCAACATCGTGAATCAAGTCTGCCCCAACGTCGTCATCGCAGCTCGTGAGAAGTTCGAGCAGAAGTTCCAGCTGAATGGACAACAGCCCAACCAAGAGCAGATGGCCTACTTTCAGGAGGCGCTGAAGGATGCTCTTTACGGCAAGATCTCTCGCAAGGTCTACCGCAAGAAGAAGGACACAACAAAACAAGGAGCTGCCTTCAATCCTCTCGATGGATCGAGCCAGTACGATGAGACCAAATTTCCGACGCTTTACGCTGGCATTCCTTCGTTTGTCGACAAGATCACCAAGGCAGAGAAGATCACGAAGACTGTCTACCTACAGTGGGTCGCGGACGTTGCTGAGGATGACTGGCCAAAGTTG